GCTGCTGGTTCACCAGACATCAAAGAAACAATACCAACTATTATTGGCCCTAATACTGGTATTCGTTTGGAAAATCCTTTAACTGCTGGTAATGCTCCCTTTAATGCAGGGGAGACAATTCCTGCTGCTTTACCAAATATCTTAGAAGCAAATCCACCAATTCTCCCTGCCCCTTGACCTGCTAAAGCTCTCATACCTCCAAATCCTTTACTAAAAATTGAGGCTCCCTTACTAAAGAATTTTCCCACTTGTGGAAATAATTTAGTTACTAACTTTGCACTTCTTTTAATAAAACCTTTAACAAGTTTAAATGCATTCTTTAAATTTTTAACAACCGATTTAAATATTTTCTGACCTATTGTTTTCCATATAATAAATCCATTAATCAAATTCTTTACATTCTCCATGAAGGTTTTGAATTTTTCTGCACCCTCTTCACCAAAAAGTTTTCCAACTAATTTTTCCGCAGCATCGGCAACCTTATATCCAAAGTCAACAAAAGTAGCCAATAAATCAAAGAGACCTCCAGCAACACCTGTAATTATATTGAACAAACCTGATGCTATTTTAAAAACCCCAAGTAATTTTTTCAATTGAGGAGCAAACTCTATCAATTTCAATATAACAACACCATATATGAACTTAGTAATAAAACCAAATATACCTTGCAATAATCCTACACCAGGAACTTTAAAATTAAGTTTAGACTCACCACCTTCCTTCTTTTTAGGTTTCTCTGTTGCTGTTTCTTTTGCTGCACGTTTTTCTTTCTCTGCTGCTATCCTATTTTTTCTTTGTGCTTTTTCTTTTAATACAAGAGATCCTTGCATAATTTGAGCGATCTCTGATACTGCCAAACTAATATCTTGTATGATTAAATTTCCTCCAGCAGCAGATCCTCCTGCAGAAGATTTGGAAGGTTGATCAACAGGAACTATGGATGCACTTGGTTGAACAGTAAGTGCTCCTCCTCCTGTCTCTCTACCACTCATCATATTTCTAGCAGTTTCTCTCCTTTGTTCTACATTTTGTTTTCTATTTGAAAGTGCTTTCTTCCCTCTACCTAGCAACTTGTTAGCACCCATCACTTTGGCTTCTCTTTTAACAACTCCTTTTATTAAACTTCCTAACATATCTTATCTTCTCACCCCAAGTGTCTGTTCCTTTGCTCTTCCACCAGGTGCAATCACATTAAAACTAGGTATTGCTTCACCACTTAACATTGGATCTCCCATATCAGCAGAAGATCCAGAGGGAACCTTTCCAAGCATTTTAAGAGACTTAAGTGCTTTAGATATTGGTGTTCCTACTGGAGATTTTTTAATTTGATTTGCTGCAAATCTTATAGCACGAGCTTGTGGAGATTTAGAAACAAAGTTCCTAACCATACCACCAAATTTATAAGATTGCACATCACCACTCATACCACCCATATTTAATCCACCCATGTTCATCATGGTTCCAACAGTTGATATCTTAGCCTTAGGTTTTTTCTTAGCAGGTGCTTTACCTGATTTTGGTTTACCAGTTCCTCCAGCAGCAGCGTTCATTCCATATAATGTATCAGCACCAACTCGATTCAC